TTCAGCTGCACGACCTACTGTTCCTAATTCAGTAGTTAATTCAAAAGACTCGTAGTTTGATGAATAAGACATATTCAATGTGTCTGGCATGTATAATGTGATTGTTGCTACAATACCTGTTTTAGGTACGTCTAGAGCTGCAACAACACCTTTTTTCTCAATTAGACCTTTAGGATTAACTGAAATTTCGGGTTTTGATTCACCATTCAATGCTGCAACATCTTTTATAGTAAAAACAACACAATGTGCTTTAGTTGGATTAGTACCAATATCTTGTGGATACCAATAGTTTTTACTTTGACCTTTTGGTGGTTGGTCTAATGCTTGAAGAGGACCGTTTGCACCTCTTGGTCTTGGACCAGTTTGTGCTGCCAAAATGTTTGCTTGAGCTATAAGTGGATTATTCGGTGAAGCTGCCATTACATTCTCTGATTGGATTGATAATATATATTTATATGGCTTATTCAGGACTATTCAAACCAAAGAACCCACAAAAATATGTGGGTGACCCGACCAATATCGTCTATCGTTCCTCATGGGAGTGCAAGTTTATGTCTTGGTTAGATAGAAACCCAAGCATTATCTCTTGGGCATCTGAAGAGCTTATTATACCCTATAAGTCCCCGGTTGACAATAGAATGCATCGTTATTTTCCTGATTTTGTTGTAAAAGTCCAAAATAAAGAAGGTAAAACTAAAACAATGGTTCTTGAAGTTAAACCTAAAAAACAATCATTACCACCTGAACCAAGAAAACGAGTGACTAAACAATATATCAATGAAGTTATGACCTATGGTGTCAATCAAGCTAAATGGCATGCAGCTAATGAATTCTGTTTAGATAGAGGTTGGGAGTTTAGGGTGCTAACTGAAAAAGATTTAGGAATTGGCTAAACCAATATATTCGTATAATCTATTCAATTCTATTAAATCTAATTCAAATTTTTCTGTATAAATTGGTTTAGATGGGCATCTTGTTTTAATCTCATTGACTGTAAATAATTCAAATGATTTACCTGTTGTGTCTTGACATAAAGCTTGATAGTATCGTAAAGTTGAATCTTTTACTGCATTTTGACCACAAACTACTGCAAACTTAATATCTGAATTAGTTGCTCTTTTGATGTCATTGAAATTAGCAACTGCTCTAACACAATGTGAGGCGTCAAAGTAACATTTAGCTTCAATAGCAATCTTTAATTCATTATTTGTTCTTACTCTTATGTGCCTATCGACTTGAACATTATCTCTCTTTTCTGATAGACAATATGAGGTAAGGTAATCATTCTTTAATGATACTAGATTTGGATAGAGTTTAACAATATCATCTATCAGATGTTCAAATAAATTACCAGATGCAGCTGCTGCTTTTCTAGCACCTACTTCACGATAGATTTGTTCTAATAAATTTAAATTGTGATTATAATTATCTATAATATTTTTCATACATATGATTATATATCGAATCAAATAAAAAGTCAATGGAAAACGAATAAATACTACAATGGCCTCTTTACTTACAAAATTATCAGCAGAAAAGTCTGCATCTGAAACACAAATGTTATCTCGTCAATCTATACAATGGTTGACCAATAAGATAGCAACATTAAGAAATATGAGGTCTGTACCTACTGCTATTAGTAGAGAACAATTCAGACAAGTAAACCAATTTAAATTGGGTCGTTTATATTTCTTCTATTATGACCCAAAAGGTAAAGATGATTTACCATATTATGATAAGTTTCCACTTGTATTAGCATTAGAAAAATACAATGACGGATTTTTAGGGTTGAACCTACATTACTTGCCAATTAGATATAGAGTGGCATTTTTAGGTAAACTTTTGGATTTTGCGTCCATGAATGATAAAGATGAAATTACAAGGATTCGTATCACTTACGATATTTTGAACGCCACGAAACACCTAAAAGAGTTTAGGCCATGTATTAAACAATATTTGATGAGTAATGTTAAGTCTAAAATACTTGCCGTTGAACCACATGAGTGGGAAGTGGCAACATTCTTACCTATTCATCAGTTCAAGAAAGCTAAAGCTGAAAAAGTATGGGAAGATTCAGTTAAAGAAATTAAGGAGCAATAAAATGGCATCAAACTTAAACGAGTTTCTATCTACCTTCACGTCGGATGTATCAAGGCCAAATAAGTTCTATGTTGTGGTCAATGTACCTCCGTTTTTACTATCACAATATTCTAATATGCCTAGAGCACTTTCATTTCGTTGTGAAACGGCAGAAATTCCAGGTAGAACAATTAATACGATTGACCAAAAGTTTGGTTCTAATCCTATTGAGAAGTTTCCAAACCAATCATCATATAATGATTTAACATTAACATTTATTGTTTCAGATGACATGAGTGAAAAAGCTTTCTTTGATGCCTGGATGGATTTTATTAATCCTACAAGTAACTTTAATTTTAAATATAAAGTCGATTATGCTGTACCAATATACATCAATCAATATGATGTGACGGATCAATTGTCATTCCAAGTGGAATGTATTGATGCTTATCCTATAGCAATTAATCAATTAGATTTAGATTGGTCAAGTGATGGCCATCATAAATTAACGGTAGTATTTGCATATACATATTATAATACATACCCACAACAAGCAGGTGTATCATTACCAACAGATACAGCTCTTGGTATATCTTCACAACTACAAGGTGCGCCTTTCCCACCACCTCCACCACCTAATGGTGTTAATTTTGGGTTATAGATTATTAATTAGGAGATAATATTATGGCTTTGCCAAAAATTGATGTGCCGGTCTACCAAATTGATTTGCCTTTATCTAAAAAGCATATTAATTTTAGACCATTTTTAGTAAAAGAACAAAAGAATTTATTGATGGCAATGGAATCATCTGATTCTGAAACCATTGAACAAAACATAAAACAAATTCTTACAAATTGCACCATATCAGAAAATATAGATATTGATTCATTACCAATTATTGATATTGAATACTACTTCTTGCAATTACGAGCAAGGTCTGTTGGTGAAATTATAGAAAACAAATATAAGTGTAATAATGTTGTAGAAGATAAAGAATGTGGTAATTTAATGGATGTAAAATTAAATATCTTTGATGTTAAAGTAGACATGAAAGAAGATTTAAAAGATGTCATTCAATTAACAGATAAAATTTCTGTCAAATTAAACTACCCAAAATTCTCAGCAATCAAACGAGCATCAAAGTTTGAAAATTCAGCTGACATGGCATTTGATATGATTGCTAGTTCTATTGAATATGTTTACGATGGTGAACAATTCTATTACGCTAAAGAAACAGATCCTGGTGAGATGATTGATTTTATCGAATCACTTAATACTGAACAGTTTAGTAAATTGGAAGAATTCTTTGCTAATTTGCCAAAGATGAAACAAACTGTTGCTATGAAATGTAAGAAGTGTGGTTTTGGCCACAGCATAGATGTGGAGGGTCTGGAAAGTTTTTTCGGTTAGTTTTTTGTCATGACAACTTGAGTAATTATTACCGCACTAACTTTTCATTGATTCAGCATCACAAATATAGCCTGGCAGAGCTAGAGAATATGCTGCCTTGGGAGCGTGATATCTATGTCACCATGTTAATACAGCATATTGAAGAAGAAAACGAAAAGATTAAACAACGAAACGCTGCTAACAAATGATAACCAAAAAACTAGGCGAAGAAGTTTATGTTTGGGATCCTTTAGCCTTTATGGGTAAAGGATATTGGTTCATTCTTGGCAAAAATGGAAAGTATGGGCGTGCTGCTTCTAAAAAAGATGCTACAAAATTAGGTAAGATTAAACCTGAATCCAAAGCAGAAGTTCCTAAAAAAGATATCATTAAAGCTTCACCAATTTCAAATAATACACCTATACCTGAAGTATCAGAAGAAACCAAAGAATCTGTAGAAAAAACTACCAAGAAATTTTCTCCTGAAAATATGGCAAAAGGTATTATGAAAGGAAAAAGTTTTTTATCACCTGAAGAACACACCAAACACGAAAAACTAAAAGCAAGAGCAAAGCCTAGAAAAGAAAATGTATTCAAAAAACATTTAGGTTTAATATATGCTTTAGTTAAAACTAAAATTGAAGAAGATAAGTTGAAAATGGAATTAGCTAAAGATTTCCATAAACAACAAGAAAATGATGAACAAAAAAGACATGAAGAATTAGTTTCAGCTTTAGGTGGAAAAGGTGTAAGGCCTACATCTAAAGAAGATAAGAAAAAACAAAAAGAGAAAAAAGAAAGTAATACATTATTAAAAGCAATTATAGGATTTGTTACTGGTGGAATAGTTGGTCTACTTACTGATTCAAAAAAAAGTGTAGATAAAACAAGCCAAGATATAGATAAGAGTAAAAGTGATGCTGATAAAATGAAAAGTGATTCTGCTGATTTGGATTCAAAAGAAGCGGAGAAGAAAAAAACAACAGTATCAACAAGAGAAGGTGCACCTGCACCTACAAAAGCGCCTGGCGCAGGTAGACCTCCATCAAGACCTCCATCTGGTGCACCAGCTGGTAAACCTTTACCACCATCTCAAGCAGAAAAAGCAATTGCAGGTGGTGATCCAGTTAAAGCTATGATTGTTCGACATGAAGGTGTTCGTATGGCACCTTATAAAGATAGTTTAGGATTATGGACAGTAGGTGTTGGTCATCTTATTGGTGACGGTAAATCTCTACCATCTGAATGGAATAAAACATTTTCAGCAGAAGAAGTTAAAGACTTATTTGACCAAGATTATGAGTATCACAAAAAGGCTGCTGAAAAGATACCAGGTTATTCTAATGTTAAGGGGCCAGGACAAGGCGCATTGATTGATTTGACTTTTAATATGGGTCCAGTTTGGTATAAAAAATGGCCTACATTCACTAAAAAGTTATCTGGTGGTGACATTCAAGGTGCAGCTGGTGAATTAGAAAAGAGTAAATGGTACACACAAGTAGGTAAACGTGGTCCTGATATTGTTGCTATGTTACAATCATCAGATAAAGGTGGTTCATCGTCAGCGGATGCAACACCAAGCAATAGAAATACAGGCGCACAATTAGCAAGTGCTTCATCCACCAATAAAGATATGAAAGCTGACCAAGCATCATCTGGTCAAAACACAGTTATTGTAAATAATAATAACACAACAGTAGCAAAGAGCACCACAACAAAAACTAATGTAGTTCCACAAAAAAACGATAATTCAGTATTAACGCAGGCACAATATGGATAACCTTATAACTAAAAAATTAGATGGACATACTTGGGTTTGGGATCCTTTAGCCTTTATGGGTAAAGGTTATTGGTTTATGCTTGGTAAAAACGGCAACTATGGTCGTGCTGCTTCTAAAAAAGAAGCCGCTTCATTAGGCAAAATTGATAAAACAGAAACCGAACCAGCATCAGAAAAAGTCTATAAACAAGAAAAGGGTAAACCCGGAAAAGAATCTGAATTTGCTAAAGCAGGAGAAATTAGAAAAAAAGGTTTCTCTAAAATGGTTGCTGAAAAATTAGCATCAGGCCAATCTTTAGGTAAATCATTAAAATCTACCATATCAGAAAAAACAAAAGCAAAAGCGGTTGGTATGAGAGAGAAGTTTAATCCAATGAATATTGCTAAAGGTATGTTTGGTGAAGCAGGCGCAATGTATGTTGGCAAAAAAATGGGCGCAAAAAAAGAAGATATTGAATATTTTTCTGATACAAAAATACCAAATAAGTTAGAAGACGAGAAAGCAAAGAAAAAGAAAAGTAAGGAACCTGAATCTGAACCTACTGCTACTAAAGTTCCATCAGCAGGAAAAAGTAATGCTACTACCGAAAATATGTCTGACACCAAAACTATGAAAGGTTCAGCAGATACTATTATTGTAAAACTTTATGAATTACTTAAAAAGAATTTTGATGATAAAAAAACTCAAGATGAGTTAATGAAAGACTTTGAACAAGAAAGAAAAAATACTCAAGAAAAAAGACACAAAGAATTAATTGAAGCAATTAAAAGTAGAGGTGATGGTAAAGGTTTAGCTGAAAAAATTGGAGATAAAGTTAAAGAAGCAAAACAAGGATTCATGGAAAAACTTATCTCTGGTTTAGGTAAAATGTTTGAGATATTTGAAGGTATTGGTGCATTTATTTCAATGATTGCACCATTATTAGCTGGTCTTGCTGAATTATTTGTACCAATACTTGCTGTTATAGCTGCTGTTATTGCCGTAGTTGCATTATTTAAACTAGGTAAATGGTTATGGAATAAATTCAAAGGTGCTGACAAGAAAGCTGATGATGTAAAAAAAGATATACCAAAAGAAGTAGCATCAGGTGATACAGCAACAAAACAATCTTCTGCATCAGGCGGTGAAACACCATCAGCATCACCAACAAATTCAGGCGCAAATGGTGCATCAGGCTCAAACGGAAGTTCTGGTATGGCCGGAGCTGCAGGTTCAGACGGAAGTTCTGGTACATCTGGAGCTCCAGGTGCTTCACCTTCAGCAAGTTCTGCAGGTGCTCCAGGTTCCGCAGGAGCAGCTGGATCATCTTCAAGTGGTGCACCAGGATCAGCAGGAGCCGCTGGTTCACCAGGTGCCGCCGGAGCACCAGGTTCAGCGGGATCCGTTGGTTCTGTTGGTGCTGCTGGCGCAAGTGCAACTGCTTCACCTACATCGGCACCAACGGCTACACCAACTGCATCGCCAAGTTCTTTAGGTTCTAAAATGACGGCTGCAACAAAAGAAAATAATGATGCTCAATTACAATCATCAGGTTCTTCAACACCTACTATTATTAATAATACATCTTCAAAAGGAATGGATATTGATCCTCCAGATGTTATGACTGGTAATTTTTCAGTGCGTAATGATGACTCAGCGTTTATGAGAGTGTTACGAATGAACACTCGAGCAGTATAAAAAAAAGGAGGCCGAAGCCTCCTTCTAAAACTTTCCTTCTTTAAGGGAATGTTTTAATCTTCCATTGCTAAGTTCTCAAAATACTTCATATCATCATCATCTGAAATATCTGGTTCAATAGATGGTGCTGGTGTAGATTTAACTTGTTCTTTAATTTGTTCAACGGTTGTTTTAACTGCAACTGTTTCACCATTAAGACCTAACACCTTATCTAACCTAGTTTTCAATGCATCATAAGATTTGAATTCAGATTCTTTTACTAAATCTTGTAAAGAATATTCTGATTTCCAGATTGTTTCTAACTTCTCATCATTATCTGATAACGGTGATGCTGAATCAAATTCTGATTTATCATAGTTTTGGAAACCATCTACTTTACGAATCTTGAGTTTAAAGTTAGCACCTTTCCATAAATCAAAAGGATTAATTGCTGTTTCATCTTCAAAGGCAGGATTCATAGCCTCTGTAATCTTATCAAAGATTTTTTTACCAAATCTGAATAACTTAATTTGGCCTTCATTCTCTGGATGTTTAGGATCAGATACGATATAAACATTAGCGATATAGTTTAACTTACGCTTTTGTTTACGAACCACATCTTTATTTGCTTCAATGCCAGAGTTCCATAGTGATGAATTATGTTCACAAACTGGACATTTTTGATTTGTTGTTGTAAGACAGTTATCAATGAACCAACCACCTGGTCCTTGGAAACCGTGTGAGAATACTTTTACCCAAGGCAAAGCATCTTCACCATCTTTTTCTGATGCAGGTAGAAAACGGATTGTTGCCATGCCGTTGCCTGCTTTATCTACTTCAGGACGCCAGAAATTATCTTGCTTTTCTGAACCACCTTCTGTATTTGTATTGATTGCCTCGATAGCTTTTGATAGTTTATCAAGATTGCCTGATTGGCGTTTTAGATTTGCAAAACTCATATTATTACCTTTCATATAAACGGAATATTAACGGAATATAACTTCTTATCCACAAACTACTCATAACCATACTTCTATTTATCACTACTTCCAATCTTATCTTTCAGAATAGTTTTAAACTTTTTCTTATCATAAGATAGAAACGGTGAATACTTCTCACACTTCATACGGAAGTTTGGCCATATTATATCATCTTCAATTTTTTCATTCCACATAACAAAGAATTTCATAATATCATTTAATATAACCAAAGTTTCCAATGAAATGTCTTCCTGCATTGTTGCCTTAAGCAACATTGGATAATCACCAGATGACACAGAAAGAAGTTCATTAGGTGTTTTTACTTTATCCAACAATAACATTATATCATTCTCAAAGGTATATGTCAAGCTTTGAGTAATCTTTTGCCATCTTTTATAATTGTCTTCTGCTTCAGGTGTAAGCAGTTCTCTAGCCCAATTACCTTTACCTACTATAAAATTAGAAACATAAAAGTTTTTCAATTCTTCTATTGAGTATTTTCTAGATAACTTATAGAAAGAAAATCTTTCTTTTTTGGTAGAGAATGTATTTTTGCTAACACTAGTCTTACCATGATATTTAAAATAATCATAGGAGTTTGATGTAAAGTGCAACTTCAATGCATTATATAGAGCATAGGCTGCAAAGCCGGTGCCATCGTTCATATTGGTAATCTAGCGGTTTTCTTTAATAAGTTTAAATCTTCTGCTTCTGCTTTAATTTTTGCTTTGAGTGGTGGTGAAATGAGTGTTGCAGCCATTTCAACTTCTAATTGATTTTCTTTACAGTAATGACAGATAGCATCCATAACTGTTAGATTTTTTTCTGATGCAAACTTCTCAATCATAAAACTAAATTCTTTTATCTCATCTTTTGTCGGCATATTCTCTCAACTTCATAATTAATGTATCTAATTCACTTTCATGTATACTAAAACCTTTAGTATTTCTTGGTGGTAAACCAGAGTCAGGCGAATTAAACTCTGTTCTTAAAACTTTTAGGTATTCGCCTGCGTATGGTTTAATTTCAAATTCTATCATTATATACTTGCATAAAATATGTGATGGCCAATCTTTGTAATAATGCCATGTTTATTCCAATGTGGATTAACATAGTCAGCATGATAAAACAAAGCATTTGATTTTTTAATCATATCATGTGATGTTGGCTTTGTCAAGGCTATATGAGCAATATACTTCGCTTCTTGCCATGTATATTCATCTAATTTAGTATTTACTTTAAAGCATGTCCATGTAAATTGACATACAGTTTCACCATAGGTTGTTTTCTTTTGATAAACAACACCACAGATGCTACTAGGGAATTCAGGTTCTTTGGTTCGGTTTAGCGTCACTTGAGCAACTGCTAACTTACCTTCAAACGATTCATGGCCTGCCTCATAATAAATGTTTTTAGCAAGGCAATCCATTTCTTTAGTGTATTCACTTTCAACTTGAATTGATTGTATTTCTCTACTTACTGATTTACTAAAACTTGGCATAGTATACATGAATATTGATAAACATAATACTATTACTACTGCTGATACTACTGAATTATTCTTTCTCAAGATATTTCTCCTTTTTGAATAATGTTGGCGCCCATTAAAACAGGCGCCAAGATAATCTCCAATTACGATTTTACTTTTTGATTTTTACTTCAGGTTGTGGAGTTTGTGAAACGAAATTATTAAGCACTTCTGCTTTTTTAATAATTGCATCTTCGGTTGGAAAATTAGGCAAATCTGGATGATTTGGTGATGTTGTGCCGGCAATTTGTGCCGCCGCAACTTCAGTTTGCCATTGTTGTTGTAAGATATCCTTTTGTGAGTGAAAGTCATCTAACAACATATCTTTTGCCATTTTTAATAGCTCAAGACGAATTTCATACGGGGTCATGCTCATAGTATTTCTCCTTTTGTGTGTGTGTAAAAAAATGGGAGATTTTATAGGTTCTCCCAAACCTTATATCTTTATTTATATTACTTTGCAGCTTTTGGTGCAGGTTTTGCAGCAGATTTAACCGCGGGTGCTTTTGCAGGTTTAGCAGGAGCTTTATCAGCTGCTAAAGAAGCGAAAGTAGCGAAACCGAAAGCAATCATTAATGCTAATGCTAACTTTTTCATACCATTTCTCCTTTTTTATTATGAACCATTATATAACACTTTCTCAAGTTTGTCAACCTTAATTTTTAGGTGGTACACCAGTTTTAGAAGGTATGGTTGGTGCAGGTTTTTGTGGTTTATTTGGTGTTGCCATATTACTTAGCCTTTGGATCTACATATTTTTTATATGCATCAATCCAGTTTGTTGAAATTGCTTTTTGTGCATCTGCTTGTGATATTTTACCAGCACACATTAAAGCGTGTAATTGATTTTCTAATTTATCTTTTTGATGAGCATTTTTATCACCATCAAATGGTTGAGGCCATAAATTAGCAACATCATTTGAACCACCAAGTTCTAATGAGATAAGATGGTCAACTTCACAACCTTCTTTACCTGAGCAATAGCCTTCATGATTTTTTACATTATAATTAGCATATACTTGTTTCTTTGTTGCTTCGGTTACATTTCTAACTGTAGTTGTTGTAAATCCTTTAGCACAAATAACTGCTGCTGTTAATTTTGGATCAGGTTTACCTGGTGTTACTTTTGCATTTGGTAAAATATCAGCGTGAGCAATGCCTGCTGATAATAATGCTACGAATAATAACTTTTTCATATTTTTCCTTTATAAAAATTAATTGCCTTCACAAGACCTTCTATATAGTCTTCCGTTTTTTGCTTGTAGATAAAAGGTCCACCATTTTCTACTGCCATGATAATGACCAAATTATTTATTGGTTCACCTATCAATTCTTCATACATTAAGGCATATGCTGCTGTTTGCCAAAAGTAATCTTGAATTTCTTCTAAATCTTTAACTCGTTTAGATGTTTTAAAGTCAATGACTGATAAATCTAATTCAAAGTCAGCAATACAATCAACACGACCTGCTACACCTAACTTCTCTGACCATAATGCCTGTTCTTGATATCTAATGTTATCTATACGATTGAGATATGGCTTAATAGATAAAAACATTTCTTGAGCATCAGGCATAATTTCACCTAATGGTTCATTATTAAGATATCTCTCGCATAGTGTATGAACATTGGTACCACGATTAGATGCTTTCTTTGATATAGCATTAGCAACATCATGACCAACCCTATCACGCCATCTCTGTATAGATTCTTTCTTTAAAGCACCTAATACAGTTGTGATTGATGGTAACTTCTGACCATTAGGTGAGATATAAAATCTACCTTTAGATGTGGTTTCAGATTCTAAATTGGGTAATACTTTTGGCGGACAATAATTAAATGTTACCATTCTCTAGGTGCTTTTGTTTTGTGACCATCTTTGATTGTGTTTTGACCAACTTGTTCTTTCATTCTACCAATAACATACTTCTCAAATGTAGAATCAGCCTTACCTGTGCCAGGTGTATTTAATCTCATACCGTCAGATAGAATAGGTGTGCCTGAATGATGCCTAATGTGTGTAGGATTATCAATTAAGTATTGGTCTAATTCTGTATAAGACATTTTCTTTTCAAATATCTCATCTGTTTCTGTATTCTTAAACTCATAGTTGGGCATTATACCACTCCGGAATTGGTCTAGAATTAATTTTTCCTTGCCATGAAGCAAGATGTGTTTTATTGTTTATATAGTAATTTCTGTAGGACGCCAAAGAATTTCCTGCTATCTTCACCGCATCAGGCATAGCTGGTGTTGGTTCGGTAAAGTTAGCATTAGGTATATTCTTTGGTGTGTTCCAAAATAACTTATCAACTAGTCCTATCTGTTCACACTTATGGACTTTACCATAACGATAGGTATATTCTTTACATAGTTCTTTGAGTAGTTTACTTAACCAGATATAGTTTGAATTACTATGGCGACACCAGATAGCGGATGGATGGTTGATGTGTGTTGCTGAATACAAAATAGTTTCACGGTCATCAGATAGAATCCAACGCTTAACATTACGATTAGTTTTTGATTTTACAGTTACTTCTTGGCCATCTAATACACGGTGGGCCGTGGATAAAAGCTGGGAATATTCTAAAATCATTTTTATACAATGTTTATCGTTGTGCATTTGCGCACAAACGGTTTCGTCTTTATCTAGGTAAAATATATTCATAATGTAAAGGATAACACAATACTGCTGTTATGTCAAGTTTATTTTCTAGCAAAAATATGTTTAATCTTTTCCCAAAGTGTTCTTTCTTCAGCAAGTAATTTATCTCCTGCTGTGTTTAATTCACCTTGTAATGTATTAACATTCTTTTTGAGAGCATTAACGATGGTAAGCAATTCTTTATGTTTTACTAATTCATTATTAATATAACCAACAATATCATTAGAAACATTAGATAGTCCTGCATGAAATGCTGGTGCTTCTGGTGCAGCTGGTGCTGGTGTAGCTTCAGGTGCTGGTGTTGCTGTCACTTCAGGTGTTGCTTGTTGAATATCATCTGCCATAATTTTCTCCTTAATTAATTAATATTTCCAATCTTTACAATAACCAAGTTTGTGTAATTTTTTCAATGCATCATCACATTTATCACCGATATCGGTTCTATGATGTTCATCGTTACCAAACTTAACTTTATCGACAATATCATAAGCTTTATCTTTTGCCTCTGATACTGTATCACCTACTCCTGTGCAAACAACAATATAACTACCTGCTGTTCCCCATTCATAGGCTTCTTCATCTAACACACCATCGACCATTTTAACTGTCTTTGATAGTTTCACTTCACAAGGATGAATAAATTTATAATCATCACCTTCTGCTTTCTCTGTTAAAACAGGGAAGTCTAGGTATGATTCTTCTTCGTTTTTGTTGTGTGGGAAATCTGAATTTGCCATTACAACACCAACACAAGTTTTAAAATCCACTTCTAATGTGTTTTTACCTTTAACACAATCTAAAATCCATTCTGCTGGGTCACCTTTATGTAAAGGTTGTTGAATATTCCACATAGGATATCCAGGTCTTGCTGTCCATTCCATTGGCCATGGTGTACCATCTTTCTCATCAATGATACAATTCATATCTAGCATACCAACATAACCAATCTTGTGTAAGGTGTCTGCCATTGGTTTGAGTAGCATATCTGCTAGTTTAGATTGTTTGGTGTAACGGATAACTGTTCCCATCTCTCCTGTGTTTACACCAAGGTCTTTGTTCATATGTTTCTTATGTTCAAAACCTTCTGCAAAGAATGGCATCCAACCTGCTGGGCCAAATATACCAGTCACACATAGTTCAATACCAGGTCTAAATTCTTGTAGAATAAACTTACCGGTACCACCACCTTTTTCTTTATGTTTCATTA